CGAAGTTTTGAATACGGCACTCTGGAAAGAGAAACTAGAGTGGAATAAGGCATTTTCTGACGAATTTATCGCTAAGTACTTAGAAGAAAAGAAGGATTACTTGTCCTCGGCGATTGCTAGGTTATCTGGGACGGAGTATGCCAAAATTCGTTATATAAGTGCGGTTTTGAAGAATAGTTTGAGGGACTTTAAACCGAGAGTTGAGGTTGCAGAGAAGCCAAAGGTTGTGGTGGAAGAACACTATGAAACAAAGTATAAGGCAAAGGTAAGACGAGCCCTAGAGGATTTTGAGGAGGATGATGATGAATAATTTATATATAAGCGGCGTCACCGACACCATCCCTAAGGAGTTATTGGAGGGGCGAATCAATGTGGAAGCGAATGTCATCGGAAGTATGGTTAACGATATGCTTTTGGTAGAGGATACTAACATAGACAGTTCAAAGTTTTTAACTAAGGATGCAAGGCTCGTATATGGGATTTTGAAAACTCTTCGTGAGAAAAAATGCACAGTCTTCGATGAGGTATCTGTGTTAACTTATGCATCAGACGATGTTAAAGCGAAACTCGAAGAGATTGGTGGCTTTAAGGCAATCAGGAATATGGCTGATTGCGTAAATAATCAGAACTATGAAAGCTATTTGGATAATCTTTTGAAGTCGAATATGATTATTGATATGCACAAGTTTGGATTTAATCTACTTGAACCAATCAAATATGATGGCAAAACAATTAATCCGTTGAAGCTCTTCTCTAAAATGTCAAGTGAGCAAGTAACAGATTGGTATGCTGCGAAGCTTGAAAGTTTTGGCACAGGCTATTCCAGTAGGGTTCTTGAGGAAGAAGAATTAGACATTACGGACGAGTTCATCGAATCTCTTGAAAACGGAGAGGAAGCAGGTACTCCATTCGAATATTTTGACGACGATTATCTTGGAAATCCCGTTGAAGCTCTAAAATACTTTTCAAAACAAGTGAATGGTATTCCAGACGGTATGACTATCATAGGGGGTTATTCCAACGTTGGAAAAACAACGATGGTTCTTAGCATTCTTCTTTCGATGATGCACGAGGGTCGTAAGTGTATGATAATTTCCAATGAGCAGAGATCTAAGGCGTTTAAGATTGGATTTCTGTTACTGATTCTAACCAAGCATTTTAATTATTATAACTTAACTAAAACCAAACTGATTAACGGAAATATTAGCAAGGAAGATAGAGAATATATTGCCAAGGCTCAGGAGTATTGGAGACAGAGATATAAGGGTCAACTTTATTTTATCAGTATTCCAGATAGTGATGTAAGTTTGGCGATTAAGAAGATGAGATTATATATTCTCAATAAAGGCGTAAATACTTGTGTTTATGACACATTTAAGATAGATTTGTCCACCAACAATGATAACAGTTGGCTTTCTCTTATTCAAGATAGCCGTAGATTTGAGACACTTTCTCGTAAGTATCCCGGCACTCAGGTAATCTGTACTTTACAGTTAGCGATTAATACGCTCGGGAAACTATTCCTTGACAGCTCGGTATTATCAATGAGTAAGCAGATTAAAGAGGTATGCGACTTGATGATTTTGTGTCGTTCAATGTATCAAGAAGAGTTCGATCCTTCGAGTAAATTCTACTGCAATCCTTTCAAAACGGTATTAAATAAGCATACAAATCAATGGGAGAATGTTGGATGGCAGCCGAAGGACGATATGGTATATAGAGCGGTGTTTATCGAGAAGAGCCGTTCATCAGGAGCAGTAAGTTCCGATACTGGTATAGGATATATCTTTTCATTCCAGGGTGCATGGGGACTTTGGTCCGATGCGGCAAAAGCGAAATTCAAGCACGGCTATATCCAGTAATTGTAAACAATATGTAAATAAATACCAAACCACCTTGACAAAACCCACTTCTCGCATTATAATAATGACACAACAAAATAACTGGAGGCAACTTATGAAACACACCGTAGAACTTAACCACAAGGAACTCGAAGAGGCAATCCGAGAATATTTATTGAAGAACGGATACTGCCTGTCTGATCCTATGTATGGTACGCCACTTCAATTTATACTTGGAAAGCTTGAGGTTGGCACTCAACGTGAGCCAGAAACAATTGAAACCGTTACAAAAGTCGTATGTACTTTGGTTTAACACAACAAAATGATTAGGAGAAACGGAAGATGGAGAAAAGAATTGAAGATGCTCTTGACCTCGCATGGCAATACGGGCAAATTGATGGCGGTCACCACAAGATGTGGGTCATTGACCAAATGGTCCGAGTTCTACTTGGAGATGAGTATGAGAAATGGGTAAAAGAATATGAAGGCGACGACGAATACGAATGGGATGTAGGTATTGCACCGTAAGAGAAGGAGAAGCAAAAGATGAAGGCAAAAGATTTAGCAGAACTTCTACTAAAAAATCCAGACTTTGAGGTTAAAGGTTGCTATGCCGACACATCAAAGTGTGATGTAGACCATTTGTGGCCCGAGTACAACTTCTTTGACATATCTGGTATCGCAGATATTGGATATTCAGACAAGGTTATTATTTTAGATTGTGATTAAGGAGAAACATTATGAATAAGTACGAAATGGACGACTTGCTCTACGAAGAATTGGTTCAGGCTGCCAAAGCAATAGAACCATATTACGACATTGATAAAATCAAATCATACTCTGTTTACATCTGGACCAAGGGCGACGGAGACCCTAATAGTGACAATTATTGGGGCGAAAATGTCTTCGATATCCAAGAGGATAGGATTGTCTTTTATGTTGAAGACCATAAAATTCCAGACGAGGTTATGCCAATCATTCAGAACATTCAGGCTAAAATTAGAGCGATTCGTTTGAATTGGGAAAGTGACAAGGTGATTAACAATGATTAAGTACTTTTGTGACAGATGTGGCAAGGAAATGGAGAAGGGGCGCCAGATGTATACCGGTGTGTATGATGGACTTGGAGTATTGATTGATTACATTGGTACACCGAAGCACCTCTGCGAAGAGTGTTCTGAAAAACTCGATGCCATCAAGGAACAACTTGAGCACGAAGAAGACATCTTCGATATGTCCGATGAAGATATCGAACTGCTTCGCTACACATTCAAAGTCGGAGACAAGGTGATTACAGAAGATGGTCGTGTAGGACACATCACAGACATCTGTACTTGTGATAAATGTAAGAAGCGTGGGTTCTATGAACCGCGTGTTGAAATGGATATCGGTGTGCTTAAAATTTGGATTACCGATACGGACAAGGAAAATGGATTTATAAACTTCTATCAAATTGGAGATCGTATTTTTGGCAATGTCGATAAGGAAGCGTCTGAGTATATTCTGCAAAGAATTGAAGAATTAGAGCACGAACTTACTGAATATGAAGAGCAATTAGAGGTTGTAAGAGAGTTGAAGGAGAATAACAATGGGAACTAACTTTTACATCGGCACAGCCGACAAAGCAGCACGAGACACATACTTCGGCTTAAATTACGAACTAACCGATACTCCTACTTGGCTATATGAGCAGCATATCGCAAAGACTAGTGCCGGTTGGCTTCCATCGTTTGAGGAAAGTCGGTCAATTCATAGCGTCGCAGACATTAAGAAACTCTACGATACTGGAAAGTTTGTCATCTACGATGAGTATGGCACTTATTACAACTGGGAAGAATTTGATGAGCGAGTACTTAAGTTCAATGGTGGTGTGCTTGGTGTAGCCCCGCGAGAAAAGATTAAACAAGATCCGAATTGGCAGTTCTACGATAGGGATATGCCAGAATATAGACCGATTAGCCATTTTGAATACGGTCATGGAAAGTATGCATCAGAGTATTTCAGTGATTCTGAAGGCTACGAATTTTCACGTCATAGCTTCTGCTAATTAATTAACAATACGAAATGATTGGAGGTGTCAGAGATGTGTTCGAAGAAGTAAAAGAAAAACTATTAGAGCAACCAGAGTCCATAGAGCATATCCTCGACACCTTCGGTTTCGATAAGATACGAATTCGAAACCGAGAGATTAGGTGTGCTTTCGAGCCAGGGATGAACCCTACTGCAGTGGTGATTAGATTACAAGACAACGAGAATCTGTTCGTAAAAGACTACGAGCGAAACCTCTCTCTTGACTTAATTAACTACCTTGTCAAAAGCAAAAACATTCCCTTTAAAGATGTAATGAATGTTATCAAGCAGGAGTTGCATCTTGATTCCATATATAACTATAAACGCTCAAAAGGTTTATTTGGCGGTCTATACGATAAAATTAGCCGTTCTAATGGTGAAATATCCGTAACTACTTACCCAGAAGAGATACTTAAACAATACGGACAGACACCAAACCTACTTTGGTTGAAGGATGGAATTTCGCTAAGTACTCAACGAAAATGGTGTGTAGGTTTTGATGTAATTAGTCAACGCATTACTTTCCCTATAAGGACATCTACTGGAGAAATTATGGCTATCAAGGGCAGATTAAACGGAACACCAGAAGAGTTTGAGCCCAAGTATTTATATATTGAGAACGGACCAATGTCACAAACTCTTTTTGGCTATTCTGAAAATTACAGTTCGCTATATGAAAACGAGATTCTTGTGGTGGAGTCAGAGAAATCAGTACTCATCTTGGATTCTTGGGGATATAACAACGTGGTTGCTCTTGGTAGCAATTCGTTGAGTCCAACCCAAGCTAAACTGCTGATTTCCTTAAATCCAAAGCGAGTGACTTTCCTACTTGATAAAAGTCTACCGTTAGATAACACTAAAAGAAATGCAGATTTGCTTAAGACATTTTGTACTATGAGACAGTTAGAGCTCCGTTATTGGAATTGGGAAGATAATATTACATTGGAGGATAAGGCTGCACCTTGTGACGATACCAAGGAAGAGTTTGAATATATATTACAACACGAAATAGAACCAATAGAAATTTTAGAAGAGGATGAAATATGAAAGAGTATAAGACTTGTGAAGAAGTATTACAGGCATTGAAAAACGGAAAAAAGATAGTTGGAATAGGACATATGCGCAGATTGTGCGAAGGTGGTATAGGATGTCAGCAGCAAAGATGGTATAAGGTTTTATATTATTATTGCAATCCTCAAATGAATAGAACTTTTGCTATGCTTGAAAATGGAGTGTCGGTGGATAGTAATATCGATGTACTAGATTTTCTTTATGGTAAATTTTATGATTACGCAGAGGCTGAAATCAAAGAAGTTCCAAAGAAGCTTACTAAAGAGCAGGTTGAAAAAGAATTGGGCTATAAGATTGAAATAATTGATTAAATTATTACCGAATAACACGCAAAATCACGAAATTCCACCCAATTATAGCGAAAAATTCACGAAAATCGAGGGAGAAATAAACAAATGAAGATTTATCAACTACACAAATACGGCGGTGAATTGGAAGATTACCGAAATTATATCATCGGTTCATATCTGCACAAGGAAAGAGCAGAGGAAGAAATGGCTAAGGCGCAAGACGAAGAATTTCAAAAGCAGCGTTTAGCAAAACAATGTGCAAATTGTCCTTATTACACAGATGATATAGAAGATAATCAGACATTGGCAGATTTAATGCGTCAACATTGTGACCACAGCGACATTCGTTGTGATGATGACAGTGAATTGTTTTGTAAAAATTTTTACTTGCATTGGACAGACAATGGCTTTGTAATTAAGGAAGTTGAGGTAATCGAATGAACACATATAAAGAAGACATTTATTACATCGTAAAAGTCAGAGAAGACATCTTCAATCCACTCTTTGACAAGACTACTGTTCACAAAACATTCTGCGGAAAACTCGTAAATCATAACAATGGAAGATTTTATTTTGAACTCAATGGCTCGGATGCGTTGGTTATCATTCCTCACGGTTGGATTGATTGGATGGCACCGAGCAAGGTACTTTGGGATTTAAGGAGAAAATAAATATGAACACAACACACGGAGAATGGGTTAGATGCACAAAATGTATCCACTTTGAAGACTGCGATGCCAAAGAGGGTAGAGACGGATGCTACCTCGGAGAAACCGAGATAACTGCCCGTTGGAAGGGTGCCGGAATGGGCGATTATATTTGTAGCTTGTGTTGGGAATATGGTGACGTCCGTAGCCTAAGATGTCCTAAGTGTAACGCACGAATGTACACCAACAAAGAGTATAATGAAAAAGCCAAAGAGTGGGAAGCGGAGGACGAAGCAGAAAGAGCATTTTGGAGTTTGGAGGGAATTGTATGAAATACTGTGATTACTGCGATCCCAATTATATGGACACTCCAACCGATATGACTGCACAGATTCAAAAGTGTGGAGACACTTATGCTCTCGTGATGTATATAAACGGCAAAGAGTACGGTGTTGTTATTGAATATTGTCCAAAGTGTGGAAGAAGGCTTACGGAGGAAAACCAATGAGTTGTAAGTATTGTACTGAATGGGAAGATTTGCCCGAACACATCATCAACGGCAAACTAATAGGAAAGGTATTTGACACTTGTATATACGAGGATAGAAATGGATGGCACATTCAAGTGCCGTCTGGGTTTGACATTGGTATTCAATTTTGTCCTTATTGTGGTAGAAAACTTGCGGAGGGAAAACGATGTTAAACTACGAAGATATGCAATTTAAGCACGCAAAAGACTGTTGCAGTAAAGATAGCAAAAACATCGAAAAGCGAAATATTATCCGTGAGGACAGTATTGGAATTGTTGAATACGATGCCTATTGCAAGGAGTGTGGATGTTGGCTTTATTCTTTTTCGTATGGATACTATGATATGTATTGAATTTTAATGGGAGGAAGAATAATGAAACTGAACGGAGAAAAAGGAAAACGAGGAACAATAGGCATTTGCCCTCAATGTGGAACGAGCGGAGAGATAGTGTGGTCTTGGGTCACAGATGTGTCAAAATGTAAATGTGGTTGGAGTAATGAGGAAGTTAAAAACGATTCTATTATTAAGAAACTCGCCAAAGAAGATGTGGTTGAAGTTGTCAGATGTAAGGATTGCAATTATTGCAACGAATACACGAAATGGAACGGAGCGAACTATTTAGGCTGCAGTCATTTGGCAGAACTTTGTGACGGTCAAGTTGTTGAAGTTAGAGCAAATGATTTTTGCAGTTGGGGAGAAGGTAGATTGAACGATGATTGATTTTAGCAAGATAGATCCTAAGGATTGTTATATGGTAAATCCTATTGAGGGAACGCATTCCGATGGTTGGACCGTAATTGACGACTATGATTATGAGCCAAGAACTGTTTGTGGCGAAACGGACTGTGAGGGTTGCATCATTAAGTATGCAAGAGATATCGAATTATGCAAGGCACAGAAGAAGGAAACTTGGATTATCACCGAGAATGGTTGTGTAATCACTTGTCCGAACTGTGGGCACAGATTGGAACTGTGCTACCCGGATGGTACTGAGGTTAGATATTTGCCGCACTGTCCTTGGTGTGGTAAGAAGTTGGAGGAGAAGTGATGGAAATTAAACTTAATAGGGCATATTCTAGCGGTTGGGATACTCGATAT